CAATTTTATTTTTTCACTTCTTCTTATGTTAGCTTTTTCTCGTATCAACTTAATTGCGTCATTTTTAACAGTTTTGAGATTTTCTCCTTTATTAAGTCGTCTCGTAAATTGAACCTTGTTATTATTTGTAAGATTTGAAGAACTATTTAAAAGTTTTGCCAGTGCCGCAACATTTTTTGCTTTCTTGTTCCTCAACTTCTTCTCAGCCTCGTTGGTCAGTCTCTTCTTCTCAGCCTCGTTGGCCAGCCTCTTCTTCTCAGCTTCGTTGGCCAGCCTCTTCTTCTCAGCCTCGTTGGCCAGCCTCTTCTTCTCAGCCTCGTTGGCCAGCCTCTTCTTCTCAGCCTCGTTGGCCAGTCTCTTCTTCTCAGCCTCGTTGGCCAGCCTCTTCTTCTCAGCTTCTTCTATTAAAATCTTCTTCTTATTTTCATAAGAAGCGGTGAATTTTACAAATGTGTTCTGATTACCACCTTTATTTGGGTGAAGTTTGAGTGAACCCTTTCTATAAGCAGTTGTAAGTTGGTTAACTGTAGTTGCGGCACCGAGTAAAGCATATGCATCGGCTTGTTCCCGTTGTTTAATATTTTTTTTCTGTTGTTCATTTTTGAATATTTGAAGTTGTTTTTGAGATTCTTCAGCTATTTTTTTAGCTTCAGCATTTTTAGAATTTTTAGCCTCTTGAACAAGGCGTTGTGTTTCATTGTGTGCATTTTGGATTTGTTTTTCTCTTTGTTGTTTTTCTTGATTTAGTTTATTTCTTAAAACTTGAATTTCTTTATTTCTTTCGATCATAGTTTCTTTTGCCTTTTGCTTAGCATTCATGATTCTCTTTTCCAAATTTGAAGCGGCGTTTAAGCTGGTCAGATTGGATATATTTTGTGAGAAATTTACACCACTGTTTATAGATAGTGTGGTGAGTTCTATTTGCTTATTTTTTAATCGCTTTGCATTTTCAGTTTCATTCATAAGTTGTTGGTAGTTTCTTCGAGCATTGTTTAAAGCCTTTCTCGTTTCCACGGTATTTTTATTAGCAGCTTCTTGTGTAAGTCTCCGAACTTCTTCTTTAGCGCTGTTAATGTTTTGTTGTTTTTGAGCCCTCTCTACATTTAACTCTCTTCTAAGTGTATTTATTTGTGATTCTGCAGCTTCTCTTTCTTCTTTTATAGCTTGTTGAATTTTAGATTCAGTTTCAATTAATTGCAGTTGTTTTTGTTCTGAATTCTTTCGGGCTTGATTTAAATCATTTTTTAATTTTTCTAAGTTTGTATTTTTCTGTCTAAGGTTTGTTTCTATTTCTTGAATTCTTGTATTTTTCTCACGTTTAATATTTTCAAGTTCTTTCATCGCATTGTTTATTTTTTCTTGTGCTTCTGCAGTTCCATTAGCTTTAGCACGAGCAATTTTATTTTCGATATTTTTTTGAGCGTTCTCAAGTTCGGATATTTTTCTTTCTCTATTGTTTTTTTCTTTTTGAATAGAATTGAGAGATGATTCTAACGCAAATTTATTACGTTTTAAGTTTTCGACATTTTTCATAGCAGCGAGGGTAATTTCTCGAGCTTTATTATTACCCTTTCTCTCTGCTTCATTTATTTTATTTTGGGCATTTTTCTGAGCTCTGTTAAGTTCGGCATTTTTAGCTTTCAATTTATTTTCCAAATTTTGGATCTTTTTTTTTTGAGCATTATTTACATTGGATGTGTTGGGTGCGTTTGGGACATTGGGCTTGTTGGGCACATTAGGTTTGTTGGGCACGTTGGGCTTGTTGGGCACATTAGGTTTGTTGGGCACGTTGGGCTTGTTGGGCACATTAGGTTTGTTGGGCACGTTGGGCACGATATTTGGTTTACGCTCGGGTCCTTGAACGGGGCGAGATGTATTTTTGTAATACCCCACCCCTTTAACGTCCGTCTTAAAAACATATCCAGGTTTTTCACCAGTGAACTTTTTGGATGGAATAAATTCCGAATCTTTTTTCTTACCGAAAAAACGTGACATAAATCCAGGTTTATTTTTGTTTTTATAGTTATCGTAATTGTTGTAATTGTTGTAAGTGTTATATGATTCGCCACGTTTAGATGTAGCTCGTTTAGTACCACCTAGAAACTTCGGTTTTTCATTTTTCATGTATATTCCACCTTGTGGGAATCTTGGTCCCCCGGTGTCATTTCCACCACGATTACTTTTTGTTAAAAAATTTGGTTTCATGTTTAATCGTTTGGGTTGATTTCCATTGTTCTTGAACCCAATGTTCTTGAACCCATTGTTCTTGAACCCATTGTTCTTGAACCCATTGTTCTTGAACCCGTTGTTCTTGAACCCGTTGTTCTTGAACTCGTTGTTCTTGAACCCGTTGTTCTTGAACCCGTTGTTTTCGTTCACTGCTGTGTTATTCACTGCTGCGTTGTTCGCTGCTATGTTGTTCACTGCTGTGTTTACGAATTCTTCGGGTGAAACCTTTGGTTGTTTTCTTGCAAACTTGACGGGTTCATGAATACTCATGTAACGCAGTCTTTTCCCAATCCCATCTATAATCTGGAGTTTGGTCATCTGTTCAGTACGTTTGAGACCAACTTTAGCTGCAACCCGTTTAAGATCACCACGCTTAGAAGTCGAACTAAATAAAATTTCATAATCTCGTGATTTTAATGGAGATCTTCTATCAATGAGATACGTTTTATCCGAACTCATTATCAAAGGTGGAAGAGGTAGACGATTATCTTGAATTTCATCGTACACTTGGCATATTTGCTTTTTTGTTAGTATAAGATTTTCCCCTGTGTTTAGCTTGATTAGCTTTCGTAGGGTATCTATATCTGCGTCTGGATCACAGACGTCCATTATATATTATATTAACAAAAAAAAATATTAGTCCAAGAATCCCATATTAAATAATTGTAGCTTTTCTTCATATGACATATTAAAGTCAAATACATTTTTATCTTTTACATTTACTTCTATGATTTTAATTGGTTTATCATATGTGTATCTATTCGACAAGGTGGAAAGTAATAGTGATTCAACAAATTGTTTTGGATTATTTATCGTTTCTTGAAAAAGTGTATTTGATTTAATTTTTATACACGTAATTTCATGAGCTTTTTTATCTAAAAATGGAGCTAAGGGATACTGTTCAACTGTGCCACCATCAACGTATAAATACTCTTTGTAGTTTCCACAAGCAAATATAAACGGAACTGCCATTGACATACACACCGCGTCGATGATTTTCATGTCTGGGTGTGTATCTTTAGAAAAATAAACAGTTTGTGATGTGTTTAAACAAAATGCGGATATATACACTTTCATATTTATTTCCTTAAACGTTGGATCATCACCACATATATCGACGAGTTTTTTTCTGATAGGGGACATATCAACAAATCCAAATTTATTATAAAATGAACTAATTCTAATTTTCATAAGTTGTTGAACATTTATTGACAAACACAATGATAAAATCTCATCAATAGACATTCCCATAGCTAAAAATAAGGCTATTATAGAACCTGCTGATGATCCTGAAATTTCTTCTACATCAACAATTTTGTCTTCTATTTTTTTTAAACTTCCAATTAAAGTAAAAATACCCATCGCCGCGGGTCCTAGAACGAGATATCTCATTCTCTTACTTAGTAGAATTGAGGAAATTGACGACGTAAAATCGCGAAAACGAGAGCGAACACTACGGTGTGTGTGAGTGCCGCTGGGATACTGGTCTCCCCAGACTGGAAGAGACCCTTGGAACCTGGTGGAATCGTAAGAAGAAGACCTGGGCTGAGAGCGATGAAGAGAGAGGTTGTGACGAGAAGGTCGGTCTTGGTGAGAACGAGACCCATCGCCTTGGCAATAAGCGCGTAGACGAGGAAGAATACGAGGGCGTGGAAGAAGATGGACATTTGGTCCGTCTTGCCGTTCATAAACTTTAACTTTTTTCCGTCGGTGGTGAGAAGTACACCTGGGCTCAGTGCGACGAAGAGGGCCGCTGGGATCGCAACTTTTTGGGAAGTAAGTTCGGGTACAAAAAACATTTAATATACACGCATAAAATTTTTAGCAAAGTATGCGAAATCGTAAAAACTTGCACCCCGTATCATTTCTTCGTGGAGTCCATTCTCATGTACAATTCTCCTGATGTTTCTCCATACATGTGCGAGACGTTCTTCATACCACATAGTCTGTTCCTGGTATTCCCAGACCACTGGTCGTAGACGTGTATTATGTTCCCTAAAACAAAAGTCCACAAAGTCCCAGTATTCCCCTGTGTGTGCGATAAGAGCATCTTCCATGAGGGTCTTCGTGGTATTCCACATGTGTGTGAGTTCTTCTGAGTATTTGACTTCCCAGTCATGAATATTCAGAGGAGTGTCATCATAATCATCTTCTTCACTGGCATATGATGAATCAAAGCCAGTGGTTGCTTCATATACATATTGACTCCAAACCATTATGTATTACTTATCTTCTTTGGGGGGTTTATCCTTTATACCAGTTAATGAGAGTGATGTAGATTCTTTTGTTTTAAGTCCATCTTTAATGGCATTTAGGGCTCCTTCGACCTTTGCCTCGTCTCCGCCAAAAAAAGTTAAAAGTCCATCTTTGATGGCATCCTTATTGATACTGGATTTCCTTACAGTTTTACGAATACTAATTTTTCCTTTCCTGAGATTAATGGTATCAATACCCTGATCAATCATATGCTTCTTCACAGTCTCTTTGAGACGCTTTTCTTCCTGATTTAAAATTTTGATATCAGCTTTCGCGTCGGAAAGTTGTTTAGTTAAGTCTACAAGTTTTGAAACGTTTTCGGAGAGATCAGTAGGGACTGATGTCATTATTGGTTAAATATACAGTCTAATCTTTAAGCGCATAAGCCACGTTGCATGGTGTCTGGGACAATGGTAGAGTTGTTCCACACGAATGGCTCCTTGGGGTTGGGTGGATCCTTGCGAATCTGCTGGTTGGCATTGCGGAGATTACCACCAACAGTCTCTGGGAAACCAATTTGCTGACGGGGTTCGAGGAAGTTCTGACCCTTGAGAATGTCTTCGGGGGCAAACTGACCAAAGTCCTCCTCTGAGGCAACTTCACGGGGGAGGAGAGACGACGCAAGACCGGTACCCTTGTTCATACCACAGGCACCGTTAGCTGGAGCCGCAGATGGACCGGCGGATGGGAAGGCGGCGTACTCCTTGATAGAGTACTGAGATTTGTCCATGCAGTTGAATAACAAATACACTACAACGGCGGCGGCTACAATCATAACAAGTTGTTGCACACGAGTGTTAGTGCCCTTGATCATCTTTATTATATCATATACAAATTTTTTTTTACTGATCATCCGAATCGACAAATGCGTATCCTTCTGGGTAAGTATCCAAAATGGGATCTTCGTGAACTCGAACCTGGACAACATTCCATGAAGGTCCAAAATTTTTCTTGGCGAACCAAAGTCCGGCAAATTCGAGGATGACGTCACACACCTTCCCTGGTTGTACAGATGTAATGTCGACGACTTCCTGCTTGGAGTTATACACCTTAGTCACATCGAGGAGGTCGCCTGTGATTTCCTGACTGACGTGACTGGAGGTGTACGCTGTGGTGATTACATTCTCTGACAATTTCCGCGAGAACCAAGTCTCGCAATTATCAACAGCTGCCTCGAGATTGTGGGTGTCAACCTCAACAATTTTCTTAATATTGACATTAGAAGAGAGATCAAAAACAAACTCTCCCGATACATCCACAACCTTGACATTATTGACTTGAACGAGACATTTGCGTTTTTCATCGGTCAACGCTTTAACAAAGTAGAGACCATCTTCACCTTTTACTGGGGGATTATAGAGCATTATAAACATTTTACACTTTATTTCTTTAAACCAATGAATGGGATGGCGGCAGCTTTTGTGAGTACTTGTTTTGGAACCCATTGATTTCTTTTTGGGTTGTATCCGTAGAGTGTTTTATTAATATTTATATTTTTGGGTAAAGGTTTAGCTTTCACTGGTCGAAGTGGAAATTCGTTTTTGATATAGGTGTTATCATTAACCTGTTTCCATTTCAGAGTGTTCAGATTGAATTTTTGATTTGGTGAAGTATTTTCATACCCTGGAAAATTTTTATTGAAATGTATGGGTTTTAATCCATGAACAAAATGTTTAGACAAGCGATCTTTTTTGGGAGTTGTTGTAAAGTTCTTATATTTATATGGATCGATTTGTGCTGCTTTGTTTAACGAAAAATTCCTATATACAAAACGCGTCGATTTTTTCTTTTGAATTTTAGGTATAATCTTTTTAATGACCTGATCCATAGTCATATTGCTAGTAATATTCTTATCAATGAGCTGGGATAATCGCACGAGACGTTGACGATCCTTTTCTTTCTTTTCTGGGCGAAGTTTAAGCTTTTGCATAAGATATATGTCTTCAATCAAAAAGTCCCTACTAGCAACAAACACATCTTTATTTACAATAAGTTTGTTTGTATTCACATTGCGATATGTGATACCTTTACGTTTAGTAAATGAAACGACATAACCAAATTCATCCGGACGCATAAATGGGACATCAAGTAAACCACCTACGTTAAAGTCTTCTGTACGACCCGATTTGGGTGAGAATGCTCGTAAAGCTAAATCGAGTGCGAACAATTCCACGTCTATAAAAATGTCACCTTTACCAGGTGCGTTTGTTTTTTGTGTTTTCTTCTTCTTAATAAGTGTGTATCGACGAGTAACATATGGACCACTTTGTTTGAAACTCAAACCCATGAATTTAAATAACTTGGGATGAATTTTTTGCATTTCCGAAATTCTATTTTTAACACGGGAGTTCAAACGTTTCGCAAGCTCACCCATCTTGTTCCATAGTATGAGTTTAATAGCTTGAAGTTTACCAAAGTACTTAGAGTCCATCTTAATTCTAGGAACGAATTTCGCATCAATATCACTTGTAACGATGCGTTTTTCATAAGGAACATACATATTATACGCTTCACCACCACTTATGATAAGATCACCCATAGGTTTCAGAATATTTGTAAGTTCACTTATTGTTTCCAATATGATGTCTCGACATGAATCTGTCACAACAGCATAAATCATTTTTTCAAATGTTTTATCTCCATGTTTACTCTGCAATCTATCCCTAAATTTTTTTAAATCTCTCTGTTCATTTCTAGTATAATATTTTTCCAACTT